GTAATAGTGGAAGTTTAGGAGCTGATCATAGTTTTATAGGTGGTGGTGAATGTAACCAAGTTACAAGTGCATGCGGTGTTACTGTAGGAGGCAGCGTTAATATTAACAGAGGTAGTAAAAGCTTTATTGGAGGAGGAGCATCAAATCAAATTGAATTTGGGGCTCAAGATAGTGTAGTAATCGGAGGCTGCAAAAACTGTGTATGCAATGGATCAGATACAGCACAATTTTCAGTTGTAGGTGGCGGATGCGAAAACCTCATTAAGTCTTGCTCTAGCGTGATAGTTGGAGGAGAAAGCAATCAAGTTTGTAAGAGCTGTAGCTTTGTAGGTGGAGGATGTAATAACTGTATTTTAGGTAACACTTTTAGTACTATAGTAGGAGGTAGAAGTAATAGAGGTTGCTCTGGTCATAGTATTTTTATTGGCGGTGGTAATTCTAATACTGCTGATGGATTTGAGAGTGTTATAGTAGGAGGTTGTACTAATACAACAACTTCACTAGCATATAGAAGTCAAATTTTAGGTGGTAGAAATAATTGCGCTAAACATGCTGATGCTGCTATAGTTAACTCATGTTTGACTTCTGTTTCAGCTAACATGCTACATTCTGATTCATTATATATTAAAAATCTACCTACAGCAGATCCTGGTGTAGCGGGTGTGTTGTGGAGAGATGGCGCTACGGTTAAAGTATCGATATAACACTTGACTTATAATAATAGCATACTAAATTTATTAGTATGGCCACAACAGTTTTTCACATTGAAGGAGGTATAGGTAAAAATATTGCTGCAACTGCCGTTATTGCAGCCTATAAAAAAGCTAAACCTGAACGTAAGATTATAGTTGTATCAGCTTGGGCTGAAGTTTGGATGAATAATCCAAATGTATCTCGTTTTTATGTTATAGGTAATACTCCATACTTTTATAAGGATATTATTAAAGGTAAAGATGTTGAGATTTATTCTGCAGATCCTTATCGCACTACAGATCATATCACTAAGAAGACTCATCTGATAAAAACTTGGTGTAAAATGGCTGGGGTCGAGCACAAACAAGAAGGACCTGAGCTTCATTTTAATTTTAGAGAGTTAGAAGAAGGTGCTGCATATGTTAATCAGTTTAAGACGGATCAAAGACCTACAATACTTTTTCAGCCTTTTGGAGGACCAGGACCAGATCATCAACAACATCCTTATTCTTGGACAAGAGATATGCACCCGCAGCAAGCTCAAGAGGTAGTTAATAGGCTAGCTCAAAAGTATAATATAATACACGTATGTTATGAATTTCATCCTCGATTGCAAAATTGTAATAGGTTTGACAAAACTATTGGAAAGAAGGCTTTATTTGCTATGACTGGTAATACCGATAAACGACTCTTTATTGATTCATCTCTACAGCATGCTGCAGCTGCTTTAGGAAAAAAGTCTACCGTGCTTTGGATTGGTACGCAACCTAAAATATTTGGTTACGGAGTTCATAATAATATTGGACCTAAAAAAGAATATCTTGATGGTCATATTGATTCGTATCTATTTGATTATAATTTTACTGGTACAATATATGAATGCCCATATAAAGATCCAAGCGAGCTTCATGATATTGACGCTATTGTAAAGGCAGTAGATCAATAATATGAACCGTATATATCGGTATCATTTACATCCATATCCATTACATCTTCTTTAGATACTTTATCTATATTATAAGGATCTTCTTCTGTAGGATAGGTCTTACCTTGTAAAGGCTCTGATGTACCTGTAAGTTGGTCTGTTAACGTAGTTGATAATATACCACTAAATGAATTATCATATACTTGCTGATTAACTTTTTCACTTGATAGACCATTTTGGAATGTATAGTCTAATCTCTTACCTCTTAACCTATAGATGTAATGACCTAATATTGGATTAAGAGCTGACATGTCTTGATCCATTCTTTCTGTTATTTCATATTTTACAGATCCTCTCCCATTTGGTCTATCGCAACCTAATACAGTTAAATCGATTACATCACCAGCTTTAGGTTCTATAGATTGACCAACAGAAGAATAATCAAAGAAAGCAGAAGCAGCAGTATGAAAAGTACTAATATGGACATAAGCAGTAAATTCATCACCAGGGTCAAAGCCAAACTTAGTTAAGTTTAACGCATCATCATTAAGTTCTATATACATCTGTACTCCAGAAAGAGGACCTTGATATTGTTTAACTGAATCTTCTCCATATAAGAGATCTGCAGCAGATAAATTAAAAGTGTTTATATAGTAGTCAACCGGTATACCAAAATTGTTTATAAGATCATTAAATGCTTGATCAAATACTAACTGCTCAGCCTGTAAATTAGAAGGATTGACTAGCTTACCACAAGAAGGTATAGCTGTAGCAGCTAACACCTCTTCTGGTGTACAATTCATTCTATTTTCATTACATACAGACATTTTATCTCTTAGCTAGCATTCCACATTGATTACCCTCTTCGTCTTCAAACATCTTTACCTTTACTCCAGAGTTACCTAAAATCTTAGTTTCGCCTGGAGAGTACTCTACGCCATATGTATTAAGAGTGTCAAATAAAGGCATGCCCATTAGTTTAATTTGACTAGCTGCTCCGTTAATTAAATTATTAACATGCGGGCATTGATGATTATATTTTTTAGGTAAAGTATTTAAATGTTTCTTATTAAGACCTACTCTGTTAATATTCTTACCTACTCTCATATGGGGATTAAGAAGTTCTTCCCCTTGATAGTATTCAAAATAAGTTTTAAAGTTTTCCATATAAATTTTATCATATGATTGAGCTATAATATCTATTAACTTTTCTATAATTTTAGTATTCCTTAAAACTTTAAATGCTAAATTCTCAACACTAAACTCACCCTCTCTAGCTAATCCTCTCTTTCTCATCTTAGATATCTTTTGCTTTATGTCTTTAGCAAAGTCATGTAATATTTTAGCATCTTTACCTTTTACATCTTTAAGTTTATTTTCTAAGATTTCAGTATCCTTTACAAATGTTTTAGCTTTCTTATAAACGTCTCTAAGATCAACAGAAGGAGGGTCATAAGTTGGTTTAGTAATCCAATCGTCTTCTTGTATAGAGTATAATCCAGAAGCTGTATGTGGTTCATCTTTATCCTGCACATACATTTCTACGTCGTGACCTCTAAAGTTTATATTATGTCTTTGATTCCAAATAAAACGTTTTCCGTCTAAAGCATCTTTTACTAAGTCTTCATCATCATTAATATCTTTATAGTCTATAAGAACATGTACATCTAGATCTGAAAAGTCATTGTAGTTGTAATTACTATTGCTTCCCGTTAATGTAATATCGTATATCTTTACATTATCTAGATCAAGTTCATCAATAAAATCTGAAGTAATAGCTAATAATTTCTCTCTTATTTTTGGATCAAAGCTATCTTCAGACCAAAACTTTTTATTTAGAGTTTTGTTGTAGATCTTCACACTTATATTTATTAAAAAAGCCCGTAGAGGGCTACTCTACGGGCTTATAATTTTTAATATTTGAGCTTTTTATTCGAAAGCGCTACTTCCTGACTTAAGATCACCAACCTTGTTGTCCTTGCCCATATCTACGTTATGGCTAAGAGTTGAACCAGCGTCAACTGTTCCACTAGCTCCTTTTTCTTTAGCAGCTCCTGATGTCTTTAAACTTCCGACTTTATTTTTACCACCATGGCCCATATCTACTGTATGGCTAAGAGTTGAACCAGCGTCAATAGCTTCTTCATCCTCTTCATAAGCTACTTCTGATTCAAAGTCTTCATCAGGCTCTTCATCTACTCCAAGTGCTTTTTCACATGCTGCATGAATTTCTTTGCAACATTCTTTTGAAATTGTAATAGTAACCATACCGTCATCTCCACCATCATCATCAGTTTCAATTCCAAGTGCTTCAATATCAGTGATATCTTCTTGATCTTCACCGAAGTTTTCGTTTACCATTACTTTATTATAAAGTTTATCAAATACGGAAGTTTTGCTCATAAAATTATTTAGGCCATCTCGTGCAATTTTCTCGTGTTCTTTTAAAAATTCTTCATCTTCTTCTTTATTTTTATCTTTACCCATAGCCTTTTTTATAGCCTTATCTTTAGATCCCATATATTCATCCGTTTTTGATTCAACTTTACCATCACCGTCATAATCCTTATCAGCTTTTTCTTCATCTTCTTCATCTTCTTCTGGACCTACGTTACCTGTATAAGTAGCATTTGCGAAATCAGGGCCAGTTGGATGAGGCTCTTGACAATCACCTGGATCGTTACCATCTCCATAAGTATATCCTTTGACATTATAGATGTTATCCTTTTTATCTTTTTCTGACATTTTAGTAATATCGACCAAAGGCTCTCTAAACCCACCTTCTTCTTCAGGACCACCTTTAGCTAAAGGTGCTTCTCCTGTTGTACCTGCAGGTACATCTTCGCTAATTACTACTTTACTGAAGACATCTTTATATGCTTCTCCTAATGAAATGAAGTCTTTACTTTTTGACATGTAATTATTTATGCTCCTTATTAAATATTTCTGTGCCAGCTAAAGATAATATGTTCTATATGGGTAATAAAAATTTACCCAACGTTAATTGGAAGGGTGAATATACAAAAGAACAAGTAAAAGACCTTAAGAAAGCCAGTAGTAATATATTATATTTTGCTGAAAACTTCTTTCATATTATTAACTTAGATAGAGGTAGAGAAAAAATTCAGCTCTTTAAACCTCAAAAAAGAGCATTAAGAAAGATGAGAGATAATAGATTCTTTTGTCTTTTAGCTTCTAGACAGATTGGTAAGTCGACTATGATGACTATCTATATCTTATGGCAAGCATGCTTTAATAGCGATCAACGTATACTTTTAGTAGCAAACAAAGAGGCTACTGCTATTGAAATATTTCAAAGAGTGAGAATGGCTTATGAAGAGTTACCTAACTGGTTAAAGCCTCCGGTTAAAGAATATGCTAAGACGTCTATGACGTTAGAGAATGGAAGTCGTATAGGTATTACAACTACCACCGGTACTGCTGCTCGAGGTCAATCTGTTAACTGCTTAGTTATTGATGAGATGGCTTTCATTGAGCCTCATTTAGTAGAAGAGTTTTGGAAGTCGGTCTTTCCTATCATTACTTCTTCTAAAAAGTCTAAAGTGTTTGTTTGTTCTACTGCTAATGGTACTGATAACTTATTCTATAAATTATACAGCGGAGCTATAGATGGTGATAATGGATGGGCTCATGATAAGATAAAATGGAATGAAATACCTGGTAGAGATGAAGCATGGGCTCAGGCTACTAAAACAGCTATTGGTTCAGCTGATGCTTGGTTACAGGAGTTTGAATGTGAGTTTATTCATTCAGGTGAATCTACTTTAGATGACGAGCTATTTGAAGAGATGATGTCTAAAGTATCTGAACCTAAAATAATATTAGACGACGGGCATTACAAATTATGGGAAGAACCAGATGAAAGCAGAGTTTATGTAGCTGGTGTGGATATATCTGAAGGGGTAGGAGTAGATTCATCAGTTATCCAGATACTAGATATAACAGATATTAAAGATATTAAACAGGTAGCCATCTATAGAAACAATAAGATCCCGCCTTTAGAGTTTACTAATAAATTACACAAGATACTTCGTAACTGGGGGTCTCCCTTAGCTCTCATAGAGAGAAACAATTGTGGCGCACAGGTAGTGGATAGACTATCAGAAGATTTAGGTTATGATAAAATAGTATCATACGGTAATAAAAATGCTCATCGTAGAAATGTAATGAGAGGTATGATAGCTCATACTAATACTAAGTATAAAGGAGTTTTGAACATGCGCTACTTTATGAATGAGATAAGAGTAGTAACTATTCAAGAAGAGCAGACAGTAGCTGAGTTAAGAAATTTTGTTCGTTATCCTAACGGTACCTGGAAAGCTAGAGGAGGCTTTCATGATGATAGAGTTATGGCTATGCTTTACGCTTTGTTTATATTAGAAAAAGAAATAACAGAGAGATTTTTTGAAATAGTAGAAGTTGATGATATGGGCAAGCCTTCAGTTATAGAGCCTATGGACTTTGGTGTACAGTATTTTGAAGACCCAACTTCAATATATCTAGATGAAGAAATAGTAGGAGGTGGTTCTTCTAGAGTTTCAGCTGTAGTGTTTGGTATGGGTGAAGAAAGTACAGATGAAATGGATGAATTAAGATCGATGGGCTTTACTATGTTAGGTGAAATGCCCGCAGGAAATTGGCAATCAGGTATTATTAAAGAATAAATAATTTTATGGCTACTTTATACAAAAATATCACGGTAGGAGGTAAACAATACAATTTAAAATATAGAACCTCAGTAAAATTTAGCACAGTGAGAACTCAAGTTACTTCTGCTCTATGGTGGAATAACGGAAAAGAAGCTGAAAAATGGGCATCAGCTGCCGATATAGATGATTTAAAATTTACTCATGATGAATTTGAAGTACCGAGTGGCTCCGAAGCTGGAAAAAAATATAATTGCTATAGGACTAACGGGTATGATTCAAAAAGTAGAAATAATACAAGATCAGATTTAACAACAAACTACGCAGTTAGTGCAACTTTAATATAATGAAAGAAGACGATAAAATTTTTGACAGTGGCTTATACGGTACATTTCCTAACGCTAACATAGCTCCAGTTGAAGGAGCAACACAAACTAGAGCATTACTAAATGGTCTATATTATGATTTACCCTTTTTACATACACAGTGGGGCCTTGTTTCAGCTGCAGTGGAAGCTAATGCACCATGGTGGGATCAAGGCTCTGTAGCTACTACTTGGTATAACGGTCTCATCGATGGAGATGCTCCTAGACCTGGAGAAGCTTCATCTGATCAGAATAAAATAAGAATGGTTTATCAATATATTGATATACCAGGGGTATTTCAAGGTCCTTTTTATATGAATCCGACTTCTTCAGGGTCTGGTAGTGGACCACAAACGTTTGCTAAATACCCCTTCGAAGCTAACTTAACTAATGCTTTAGAAAGCTCGTTTAATATTCCGGCTCCTTTAAACGATACTTCGTTAGTTGATAGTAATGGTAGAGGAGGGTTATACTCGTTGAGCGCAGCTAATAACTCTATGTCTCTTTTATCAGCTTCAAGCTTTGAAACGTTCTCAGATGATCCTGTAGTGGGTTTATTGTTTAATAACTTACCCGCAGCATCAGGTGCTCATATTAACACGCACCATCTTGAAGATCCTGAAACTGGAGGAGGAGTTGCTGGTGTTAATAAATATGCAGCAGCTACTATAAGATTTTCAGGAAACTATTTTAATGGAGCTGAAGATGATAAACATAGAAAAATAGCTTTAGTTACTAGAAAAGGTAACACTATAACCTACACTATCAACAAACATGAAAGTGCTCATGGACGACATACCTTTACTGCTACTGGATCAGGTGGTTCAGATTTTAGTGATTCCAAAAATAATTTAGGCAGTAATGGAGAGAGCGGTGCTGTAGGTCCTGATCTAAGACGTTTAAAAGCACTAGGCTATAGGTAAGACTAAATATATACATGGCAAGAAACACAATGCAGCAATCAATGCTGAATAAATCAAGAGCAGATAAGTTCTTGTTAGTTTTTGATGTACCTCCTATATTAAAAGAGTTTAGTAAAAAGTTTAATCAAACCAATACTTCAATAATACCAGATTCGGTACAATTTTCTATATTTGGTGCTGCAGTACCTGAAATAACTGTACCAGCAGTAGATAATAGGTATGCAGGTAATACTTTATATGTTTCTTCTCATTCTAAATCGCCTTACCCTCCAGTTTCTATAGGATTTAAAATAGATAATGAGTATAAAAACTACTGGACTATCTATTCTTGGTTAAATTTATTACATGATCAGTATGAAGGTCGTTACAATGTAAGAGAAATAAATGAAAATAATCCAGATTTTCAAGACTATCAAACAGATTTGACCATTTTTGGTAAAGATGAATTCAATAATAATCGTATAAAATTCACTTATACTAAAGCTTTTCCTACTACAGTTGATGCGATAAACTATAGTTATACTGATGCTGATGAGATAACATCAGGATTTACGTTTGTGTACTCACAATTACACACAGAAGTTATGAGTTTTTGAAATTATTAACCTGAAATAGGATAAATAATTTTATGGCACAGCGTACAATAAACTCTCCTGGAGTAGAAATAAGAGAATCAGATCTTTCATTTACAACACCTGCAGCCGCCGGAACAAATGTTTACGTTACCGGCTTTGCTCAGCAGGGTCCTATCGATGAACCCTTGCTAATTACTACAAAGCAAGAATTAAATCAAATCTTTGGACCTCCTACTAATGCTGCAGAAAAATATTTTCATTATACAATTAGCGAGCTTTTAAATTCACCTGCAACAGTTTATGCTGGTAGATTGCCATATGGTACAGGGACAGGTGATGGATTCGGATCAAAATATTCAGCGTTGGTTTACCCCGTATCGGGTTTTAATAAAAGTGGAGTTCATCAATCTACATTTAGTAATGTTACTTCTGGAGCTTTCGTGTTAGGTGCCCCAGTACACGTTGAATTAACTGAAGCACAATATCTCGCAGCAGTTGATGGCTCATCTATTAACTGGGCTAATACTGCAACTGATACATCACATCTTAATGCTGATCATTTAGGTAACGGGGGAATAGTAGTATTAAATAAAACTCAATTAGCTAATAACGATGGGTTAGAAGGTACATACGTAGGAATAGCTGGTATACAGAGCTTTAATCCAGCTACTCCATTTAATACTATTGACGGTGCTAAAGCTATTAACTCTCAAAGTAGTACTACGCTGCCTACTGCTATGATAGATGTACAAACAAGCACTTTAACCTTTGATTTAACTTCTTCTGAGACTGATGGTTCAGGACAAAGTTTATCACGGGTAATGGAAAATCTTACTGACTATGATTTAGAGGCAGGATCATTTAATGATTATTTAAACATTGGTGTATTTAAACTTCGTAAGTCAATTTATGCTAATGAAGCAACTAAATTAGATTATGTTCTTACTGATAAACTTGCTGCTTCTATTAATGCTAATAGAACTCAACTTAATACCGCTGGAGGAGCTAATAAAACAGCTTTCTTAGGTAATGAAAGTGATAATTCAAGTAATATAAAAGTTCTAGTTAATGATAATTTATCAAGAAGATTAGCAGGAGGTAATGGTCTTAACGATGAAAATAAACCAACAGTCTCTATAGTAGCTGCGGGTACACCTGCAGCAGTTCTTAACACAACTACCACAGGTTTAAATAGCACAGGTCTTACTAATGGATCTGGGTTTATTACATCTACTTTAAGTTCTACGCCGGCTTATGCTAATAAGATATTCCCGTTAGGTCAATTTACTGATGAGAAAGTTACTGATAAACTTTTAGGAAATATTCCTAACAAACTTGAGAGATCACTTGATAATATTAAGAATGATGAAGTTTATAATATTGATGTTGTAGCTGAGGCTGGTTTAGGTACTATTCATGCAATATCACAAGCAGCTGGTACTGATTATTATGATGATGAAGATTATAGTTCATCAATAGCTACTGCAGTTAATGGATTAAGAGTAACTGGTGATATAGGTGGAGGTACTGCTGCAACTTTAAGAAATAATTATTCCACTATCTTTAATAAATTTGAAAAGTTTGTTAAACCTCCATATGATGGCGGTGATAGAGGTGATTGTATTTTTATAGCTGATCCTATAAGACAAATCCTTATAAAAGGAGCTAACACAAAGATCTTATCAGATAAGACAAACAATTTCCAAAAACATATTTATTGGCCGATTAGGCATCAGTTTGAGAATGAAAACACTTCATATGCAGCTGTATATGGTAACTGGATGGCTATAAATGATAGTTATTCAGGTAAACAATGTTGGGTCCCATCTTCTGGCTTTGCAGCAGCTGCAATGGCAAGAAATGATGCAGTAGCATTCCCATGGTTTGCTCCAGCAGGATTCACTAGAGGTCTAATTTCATTCGCTAATGATGCAGCGGTTAATCCTAATCAGAAACAGAGAGATGAGTTTTATAAGGCTAACATTAACCCAATAGCTCAATTCCCTGGATCAGGAATAGTAATATTCGGTCAAAAGACTTTACAGAAGAAGCCAAGCGCATTCGATAGAATTAACGTTAGAAGGCTTTTCTTAGCACTTGAAAGACCTACTAAGCAGTTAGCTCGACAGTTTGTGTTTGAGCAGAACTCAGAGTTTACTAGAACTAGATTAGTTAACGCTTTAACACCACTCTTTGAGAGAGCTAAGAATAACGAAGGATTATACGATTACTTGATTGTATGTGACGAGAGAAACAATACACCAGCAGTAATTGATGCAAACGAGTTAGTAGTAGATATCTACATTAAGCCTACTAGAACAGCAGAGTTTATATTAGTTAACTTCTACGCAACTAGAACAGATGCCAATTTCCAAGAGTTAATTGGTGGCTAATAGAAAATCTTACTAAATATTATTATGGCAACAACAATTCAAAACTTCTTTACTAAAGCAGCAGAAAATCAATTTTCGAGAGATTTTCTTTTCCGAGTTAGAAACATTTCACTAACTGGAGGAATTGATTTTGTTGGTGATAATGACTTAGTTTATGCTAAAACAGCAGCATTACCTGGAAGAGATATTGATGATAAAGTAGTAAGTTACTTTGGTCAAGAGTTTCATGTTCCTGGTAGATCAACTTACCCAACTGCTGGGGGGTATACTATTTCATTTTACCACGATGAAGATTGTTTGTTAAGAACTAAGTTCGAAGCAGCTTCTAGACTTGTTTTTAATAACGAGACATCAGTAGGCGAATATGGAATGCCAGGTACTGAATCAGTAATTAACTTAGTACAAGTTGATAAGCAACTTAACGATGTAAGAAATATTGAGCTTGTAGGAGCTTCAATTAGAAACATCGGAGATGTAAGTTACGATATTGCTGATGGTACTGGCGATGTTCTAAGCTTTGATGTTACTTTCGCTTACCACTTCTATAGAGACTTTGCTACATCATAACTACTCTCGCGATTAAATATTATTAATGGCGTACGAGCAATATGACTTCCTAGATGGTTATAGCTATAGTGAAAGGTTCTTTCTTTCGCATCCATTTCTTTGGAAGGTTCAATTCAGTTACAATTCTGAACTGATTACTAATATTAATACTGCTATAGCTAAAGCGTATAGTAGTGATAGTAAAGATTGGAGAGCTGTTACAGAGCCTGATTTTTTTACTAGAAATGATAATATTTTAGTAGCTCGTGAAGTGAATGTACCTAATGAAAACTCTCAGTTTGATATAGCAGGTTCACAAAACTTAGGAGGTTTTTTACCAGGATATGCTTTAAATAAAAGAGTCGATTTTTTAACTAAAAATTTAGGTATAAACTTTTTTGATACTCAAGATGATATAGAGCATAACTTCTTTAGACCCTGGATGATAGCTCTTGGTATAGATGGGTTAATTAATAGAAAGTTGTTATGTAAGATTACTTTAAAGCAATATAATAATAGAATGCAGTTAAGAAAGGGGTATGAATTTATAGATGTATTTCCAACTAATGTAGAAGGGTATAGACTTTCATATCAAGACGAAGACTTTCTAGAAAAATCAGTTACGTTCGCATTTAAAGAATACAAGCCACTTCAAATAACTGGTCCAAGTTTACCTTTCTTGGGTTAATTCATAATTAATAATATGAATCATGTGTTCGAACTTCCTAACGGTAAGGAGGTAGAGGTAAAAGAATTTTTATATAAGCACGTTAGAGAGTTTTTTTACGATAAGTCCTTGTCAGCTAAGGCAGATTTTCTTGATAGTTTTATTGTAACAGAAAATTTAAATGTATTAGAAAAATTTATTACTCTTTTAAAATTAAGAGAGAGATGCATTAAACAGTCTATAAATTTAAAGTTAAATAAAAAGGATAAAGAAGTAAGTATAGATTATATCTTAAAGAGCTTTGATGAAATTATAGATATACGAGAAGTTAGAACTGTTGATAATATTACCTTAGTTTTAGATTATCCATCAGAGTTTGTAGTTAATACTGATAGTTTATTCAGTGTGATACAAAGTATACAAATTGATAACGATAAAATAGATATAACTAAGGTTACTAATGAAGAGCTACTAGCTATAACTAATTCACTTCCAGCTAGTGTATTAGCAGCTATTACTGACTTTATACAAGAGAAAAAAGAAGCTTTATCATACTCTATATTAAGCAATCAAGATTCTTTGAATTTAAATTTTTTAAACGTATCACCTTTTGTTTTTCTCGATAGCTTATTCAATTGTATAGATCCTTTTACATATAGAGAGTATATTTTTGTTTTAAGTAAACGAATGAAAGATATAACATTTCTCGTTAATAGTACCTTTGTAGATATATTAGATTATATGGAATTATATAAGCGTGAAAATGAGGATCAAAATGAGAAGTTGCAAAAATAGATAAAAGGTTAAATATTTATATGTCAACTTCAACAAGTGATTTTATCGCAAAGCTTACTGAGCTTAAAAAGGACTTTAAGATTTTTATCCCATCAAGTAAAAAAGAAGTAACAGCTAATCAAATAACATTAAAGCAGCAAAAGGATATTATTTCTACAGCAGTTAATGGTGTTTTAGGAGCTCTTCAATTTACTGAAGCTATTAACAATGTAATTAATGATAATATAGATGCTGATAATTTTTATACGTTTGATAGAGTCCCTGCTCTGTTAGCATTAAGAGTGCAATCGCTAGGAGATAAAATAAAAGCAGATGATGGTACTACAGTTTCACTTAAACCTTCTCTTAAAAAGGCTAAAGATGTTCCAGCGTTTAAGTTAACTAAAAAAATAAGTCTCGATTCAATAAAGGTTGATTTACGTGTACCCACTCTTAGAGAAGAGAATGTAATTTTAAGAAAATGCATACAAGAGATAGATAAACTAAAATCGGAAGACTTATCTGAGGCTATGGGATTAATTTATATCTTTGAATTAATTAAAACTATTAAAGCAGTTACATTAGATGAAGAAACAGTCGACTTTAATGATCTTAAAGTAATTGATAGAGTAAAAATTATTGAGCATTTACCTCTAGATCTGTATAATGATATAACTGAGTTCTTGTCACAAATTAGTTCTTATGAAAAAGAAGTATTAACTATCGGTGAATCTAAAATTACTATTGACGCATCGTTGTTTGATGCCACGACTGCTACATAAATATATATGTGGCAGAAGAAGACAATTTTTTAGAAAGATTAGCAAATGTATCTTCAGGTAAAACTGTAAAAGATAACATTGATAAGAATATTCAACAAAAGGTAAAGCCAACCCTTACTGCTACGGAACGCGCGCGACTTAAAAATGAAGCTACTATATTTGCTGAGACCTTAGTTGAAGTTCAAAAGAAAAGTCAGCCAGATAAGTTTGGTGAAACGTCTACACCTATTGCAGATACACCTGCTATGGTAGCTCAACAAAAAACTCAAGAAGCTAAAAAACCACCTAAGTTAAAGTTTCCTTTATTGTTAGCTTTAGGTGCAGGTATTACAGCTTTTGCTACTTGGGTATCTGAATTTTTAGGACCCGTTGGTGAGTTTGTAGCTAAAACTCTTCCTAAATTATTAAAGCCTATGGGTAAGCTGGCAGGAGGATTTTTTAAAGCTATCAAAGGAGGTAAGTTAATGTCTATGTTAACAGGGATAGCTGGAACCATAGGTAAACGATTAATTAAATTTGGAAGATTTATACCTGTTATAGGTTCGCTCTTTAGTTTTGGTTTTGGAATAAAGCGATGGAAAGAGGGAGATTATATGAATGCTATACTTGAATTTGTATCAGGTATACTCAATATTCTGCCAACTGGAGTAGGTAATATAGCTTCTATGATTATAGATGGTTATCTACTATTAAATGATTTAAATAAAACTGAAAAGGGTGAAGAGCAATCAATTGATACCGGTGGTGAATTTAGCTTATGGGGTAAAATAAAAGAGTTTGCTCTAAACTTACCTGGAGTTAAAAATATTATTGAGATGGGTAAAGGCTATGCAGCAATTTTTAAAGGTGATTTTTCTGCTGCAGCTAAGCACTTTAGAACAGCTTTACCTTTTATCGGAGCTATTGTTGATTGGTTAGCAAATGCAGCTGTTAGAGGAGGAGAGGCTGCAGGACAATTTTTAGCAAATGCAGGTATCGATATAGGTTCACCAGCTGCTTTCTTCAAATCAATAGGAGAAAAGTTTATAAGTGTATTTAAAGATATGGTTAATGCAGTTTACGATTGGATACAAGGTACTGTAAGTGATATAGTGAGTGGGGTAAAAGATTTTGGTGGAAATATTGTAGGCGGTATAAAAGAAGGAGCAGGAAATGTAATAAGCTTTTTAAATCCTTTTGATGACTTTATGGTTAAGGGAGATAAAATTATACCCTTTAACGATAAAGATGATGTGGTAGGAATGAAAGAAGGTGGAGCGCTATCTAAACTTATTCATAGCGGTACTACTCAAGGAGTAGTTATTAAAGATGTTTTTGATAAAGCAGTTACTTCAGAAATACAAAGGTCTAATCAATATCTAGCTCAATTAGTACAATTAACAGCACAAATGGTTACAGGGCAAGGTAGTAATGCAACTCCTGTT